ACGTTGCCTGTAACGTTGATTACATAACTTCCGCTTAGTCGATCAGAACTCACTGTACCAGATGTCAAACTGTTAGCATTTGCTGCTCCAAGTACTGTGGTAAAATTACCAATGCCAGCATTGACGTTACCACCGTTGATATTGCCGGTAGCACTAACTATTCCACCGGTGTTGACGTTGGCCCCTGTAACGTTGCCTGTGGCGCTGGCATTACCTGTGACACTGATACCAGTAGTAGACATTACCAAAATATTTCCCACAGCATTGACTGTGGCAAAAATATCACCGTTAGGACCAGTAATAGCCAATGTTGTAGTGCCGTTGGTAATTTGGCTAACAGCAACGTTTGAAATTGATGTAACGTTGCTTAAAAATCCACCGTCACCAATAAAGAATCCACCAGAGAGTGCTACAATATTAGCACTAGATGCAATTATACCTGATGAAAACACAGCACCTGCATTAACGTTGCCTACTGCTGTAACTGATCCACCTGTGACCAAATTTGATCCAGTGACGTTGCCAGTTGCACTAACGTTGCTGGTGGCATTTAGAACGCCTGTGTTAATAATATTTCCAGCACTGATGTTGTTGGCAATCACGTTGCCTTGAGTAGTAATTTGATCTTGAGCTGATATACTGGCGCCCGAAGCAATATTACCTGTAGCAGTAATTACTGCATCGCTGACTACGTTTCCGCCACGAACGTTACCTGTAGCTGTTATTCCAGTTGCACCTGCAGAGATTGATCCTGCAGTAATTAAGTTACCACCGTTGATGTTGCCTGTGGCAGTGATCAGTCCACCTGTAATCAAGTTACCGCCAGTGATATTGCCGGTGGCAGTAACTAGACCACCTGTGCCAATGTTACCAGCTGCAACATTGGCCAACACTGTGGTGTTGCCGCTGATGTAAGCTGTACCAGTAACTCCAAAAGTGGTGTTAGGTGCTGCATTAGCAATACCCACTTCTCCAGTATGTAACACTGTGACTCTGGCTGCTAAACTGCCCGGGGTTCCTGTTAGAATTTGTACGTTGCTGTTGCCACCTGTGTCAACCAATGTTGCTCGCATTGATGCACTTACGCCAGAGGCTGTAACATCGCTGGTGAACCATTCTACAGCACCTAATACTGTGCCTGCTGTACCAGTGGTATCAGTGTCTTGAAATCTTATTGTTGGCTGTGTTACACTAGCATCACGTGTGATAACAACATTGCCAAATGTGTTGATGTTGCCGCCGTTGACATTTCCAGTGGCTGAAACCAGCCCTGCAGTGTTGATGTTGCCACCAACAATGTTACCGCTGACACTAGTAACTCCGCTTATGTTGAGTCCACCAGTTGTAAATACTGCCACATTGGATACACCACCTACAGTGATGTTGGCGTTGCCATTGGCTGCAGGAATTTCTATAGATGTTGTTCCGTTGAACAATTTGTCGCCAGAAATGTTGCCAGTCAGTGTAGCGTTGCCAGTTACTGTGAAATTACCGTCCACCACAACCGTAACTGCGTTGGCAACGTTACCTGCAAAGGTGATGGTGTTTGCACCAAGTGTTTGAATTGTATAATCGCCGTTAACACGCTTGTAGGTAGACATTTAGAGATCCTTTGTGTTATTTATACGGTTTTGAAAGTCCTCCATGCTCATGGTTCTAAAGTTTCGCGAACTGGCAAAATCTTCAATGGGCGCTGTGGTATTGCCCATGATTCGCACAAAAGCGGTGTTGGAAAAATCACGCATGATCTGTGTTAATTGCCTGGCCCAATTGCCAGTAAATGTAGGCGGAGCTGAGCTTTTTTTGTAGAATTCTGTGTCAGCATACACATTGTTGAAGTGGTTGCTGACTGGGCCCATATCAAATCCCACCAAATAAATTATCACGGCACCGTCTATGGCTGCAATACTGGCTGCAATTGGTCCTGAGCTGTAGCCATAGTATTTTTGTGGTACAGGATTTGCGCCATTACCAGGCACAGGGCGACGAGTGTAAAATCTGTTGTTGTGGGGGTATCCAGAATCTTGTATTCTAGTGCTGATGGGTTTGTCTGTGCTGACCAGTACATCGGGCACAAAATCTCTGTACAGTGCATTGCACCCATAGATTTTACCTAAATGACGTAGATTGCTTAGATCTACTTGTTGCCGGCTCACACCGTTGCCCAATACAAATGCTCTGCTCATAAAAAAATCCTCCCAGTATGTAGCTGAGAGGATTGGGGTTTGGGAGATATTACGAAGTAAAGTTCTCTACAATTGCCAAGCTGACTTGGTTTTGTTGTCCAGTTACGTTGGCAGCACCTGTAGTACCTGACTTGATTTCAAATCCTTCGTCGCTGAAGAAGTTGGTCAAATAACGCACTGGAGGAACACTGTAATCCAAGGCAAACTTGTTGGTCAGCTTGCTGATCAACTGTGCAGTACTGTCACCGTTGCTGAACGTGATGTTCATGTTACCTGCTGTAAGTGCAGTATCAGCCTGGTTGGCCAACACACATGTACCCACGTTTTGCACAGTGCCTGTGCCTGCGCCCACTGCGGTTGCAGTGAATACATCACCTACGGCTGCATTTGAATTGCTAGCGCCGCATGCTGCCCAGTTAGTTGTGCCCACACTCAAAATACGATATGCTTGACCCACTACCATGTCTTCATCGTTGACCGCAGTTACTGTGGCCACTTGATACTTGGTTGTGCCTTTTTGTGTAATGATATAAGCATCAGCTTCGGATGCTGTGCCTGTGATAAAAGCACGGCACTTGACAACTGGGTAAGCAGCAGTGGCCACGCTGGCGTTGGCACCACCAACAACGCCCAGATACTCTGTGCCATCGAACACAGTAGGATCACTTGGATACACTGGGTTTGTCAATGCGCTGAACGGATTGAAACCAATATCGCTAGTGGTAGATTTTTTAATTTTTAAAGGACGACCCATTTTGTTTTCTCCTTAAAGAAGTCCGATGCGGGTTCTAGCCGCTACGCTGTGGGTAGTTAGTCCCAGCATAAAACACACAATTGTGTTGGCCAGTATTTATGAAAAATCTACGCTACACCTGCCGTAGCATTAAATATTCAGTGAACACCAACGAACTTATAGATCAAGGCAATCAACACCGATCTGAAAATCAGCCTGAACAGGCCCTGCAATGCTATGCCTTGGCATTTGCACAAGATCGCAACTCATCAGCTGCGTTCAACAACTACGGCAACGTGCTGCGAGAAGTTGGAGAACCTCAAGCAGCCATACCGTTTTTGCAACGAGCTCTACAGCTAGAACCACGAAATGTCACTGCTCGATTCAATCTTGCAGTAGCACACCTACTGGCCGGAGATTATGCACAAGGATGGCCTGCATACGAAGCTAGATGGGACTACGAACATCTAGCTGATACTATGCCGCCTTTTGCACAACCCAGATGGCGTGGAGAAGATTTAAAAGGTAAAACCATACTTGTGGTTGGAGAACAAGGACACGGAGACAACATTCAGTTTGTGCGGTTTGTGTATAATCTGCATGTGATGGGTGCTGAAATCATTCTACAGGTCACAGACGGTTTGGTGCCCATGTTCAGTGCCAGTCCTATCATCAAACGAGTCACGGGCTATGACTATTCAGTCAGCGACTTTGACTACTGGACTCCTATCATGAGTATTCCAGGCATTTTGGGCGTGACGTTGGGAAACATGCCTCGGCCAGTGAACTATCTCAATGCTGATGCAGGACTGCAACGACGATGGCAAGATTACTTTGGTCCCAAACATCGCATGCGTGTGGGCTTTAGTTGGAGTGGACGCAGAGACAACTGGTTGAACCGTCACAAAGGCATGCCGTTTGAACAAATGCTGGAGTTGATACAAGCTCATCCACAGCACGAATGGATCAACTTGCAGGCTGATTGTACGCCAGAAGAAGAAGAAACACTAAAATCATTAGGTGTGCATTGCTTACCGCCCAATCCCAACATGTGGGCCGACACTGCTGCACAAATGATGCACATGGACTTGATTATCAGTGTGGACACTGCTGTGGCACATTTAGCAGGTAGTTTAGGAAGACCAGTATGGATCATGTTGAATTGGTTCAGCACCGACTGGCGTTGGCTGTTGAATCGCGATGATTCACCATGGTATGCCACTGCTAGACTGTTTAGACAACCTGAGATGGGAAACTGGACAAGTGTAACACAAAAAGTCGGCCAATATCTCTCGTGGTTCAAGGTATAATATAATACAATATACATGTATCCAATATAAGATACAATAATAGCAAGGTCGTTAAACTATACTATCCGATCCGCGCCACTCTTGAATTGACCCGTCAAGATGTGCGGATTTTTTACGGCCACAAGAAAGCCCCTTTCGGGGCTTTCATTTTACGCAGCGTCTACAAACTTCTTGAGTGCTTCCGCTTCAGACACAATGGCTGTTGTCGTCGGAAAATCAGGCAAGGTGGGAAACGATAAACTATCACGATTGGCGTCAGTTAACTTGGAATGATATTCATTGACAAGTTGGCTACGTTTTTCGTAAATTGGCGCTTGGAGGATTTCCTTGGCCAGGGTAAGAAGTTCGAGACGGATCTCGTAAGGTGTTTTGCTCATGTTTTTCTCCTGTGTATGTGTGTGTCGTTCAAGTCCCGCCCCTTGCAGGACAAGATTGCTACACGAGCATGTTTACTTATAGGCACAAATTGCAGCCAACAAAAAACCCGCCTCAGCGGGTTTTTATTATACAATTTTAGGTGTAGTAAACAATCTCACCAGTTGTAGGATTGTATGCCATTTGAAAAAAGCCTGCAGGTAATCCACTGGATCCACCGTTGCGCACAGGTTTCACTG